AAAGAGAACTCTTTCTGCTATTGGGCAAGTTGAGGTTTCTGTTAAGAAGTTTTGGGCTAACTTAGGCAATCATTTACCTCACCCAGGAATCACTGACCTTGGATATGTTATGGCCAATATTGAGGTCATCCATAATAACGCCTATGAGCGCCTACTAAGCGTGCTTGAGTTAGAGGATGTTTTCGAAGAAAACTTAAAACTTCCCATTATTAGAGGGCGCATCGACTACCTAAAGAAATATCTAGAAAAATGCTACAAAGACGATAAGAAGCAATACATTTACTCGATGATTCTATTTACTTTGTTTGTTGAGAATGTTTCTCTTTTTAGCCAGTTCTATATTATTAATTGGTTCAACAGATTTGATAATGTACTGAAGGATACCGCTCAGCAAGTAGCCTATACGAGTCGTGAAGAGAATATTCACGGACTAGTTGGAACAAAAATTTTAAATACCTTAAGAGAGGAATATCCAGAACTCTTTAACGCCGACCTACCAGACAGACTGAAAGAAGAGGCTCAATGCGCCTTTGAAGCTGAGTCTAGCATTATTGATTGGATCATTGGCGATTACAACAGGGAAGGCCTCAATGCAGACATTTTAAAAGAATTTATTAAAAACAGACTCAACGAATCTTTGGAACAAATTGGCTTTCAAAAGGTTTTTGATGTTGACAAAGATAAAATAAACCTTACCATGTGGTTTGATGAAGATGTATTAGGCAATTCCGCCACCGACTTCTTCTTCAAGCGTCCTGTCGAATACTCGAAAAAGGACAAATCATTTGACGAAAACGATTTATTTTAATTATGGATTATTTAGAAGCGATATTACAAAAACTAATTGGCCAAAAAGCTATAGAAACAAAAGATTTAATGGTATACCTTAGCAACCCAGTTGCGATTGGAGAGCACTCCGACATAGGCGAAGAGGTAGAGAAGAAGGTATCTAACATAGATCAACTCAGTTCAAAAATTGAGACCATTCAAGAGTTACTAAAAACATTAAATAAATAATATGAGCTTAAAGGATTATTACTGGCTGAACAAAGATTCAAGAACATTCCTCAAGAGGGGTTATCTAGAAGAGGGAGAAACTCCAGAAGAGCGAATCGCGACTATTGCAGATTCGGCTCAGAAGGTTCTAGCTATACCTGGATTCTCTGAAAAATTTCAGAGTTACATGGCAAAGGGATGGTATTCCTTGTCGTCTCCTATTTGGGCCAATTTCGGAAAAGAAAGAGGTTTGCCTATTTCTTGCTTTGGTTCTTATATAGAAGACACAATGGAGGCCATTCTCAAGAAAAGCTCAGAGGTAGGCATGATGACAAAGGGTGGAGGCGGAACCTCTGGATACTTTGGAGAGTTGAGAGAAAGAGGCGCTGAAATAAATAGTGGAGGCAAATCAAATGGTCCAGTTCATTTTTTAGAAATTTTCGAAACGATAGCAAACGTAGTTTCACAATCCAATGTTCGTAGGGGTAGCTTTGCGGCTTACCTGCCAGTAGAGCACCCAGACATTTTGGAATTCCTACAAATCAGAGGAGATGGTAACGCCATACAAAATCTATCAATAGGTGTCACAATTACAGACACCTGGATGAAAGAAATGCTTGCGGGGGACAAAGACAAGCGAAAAATATGGGGGTCAATCATCAAAAAGAGATTTGAAAGCGGGTATCCATATGTTATGTTTAAAAACGCTGTGAACAGGAATTCTCCTCAAGTTTACCGAGATAAAGGTATGCAGATTTATGCAAGTAACCTGTGTTCAGAAATAGCTCTTCATTCAAGCAAAGACGAATCGTTCGTATGTAATCTCTCATCTATGAATTTACTTCATTATGAGGAATGGAAAGATACAGATGCGGTAGAAACTCTTACTTATTTTTTAGATGCCGTAATGACGGAGTTTATTAATAAATGCAAGGGCAAGCCTTTCATGGAAGCCCCAATGAATTTTGCAAAAAATCAAAGAGCGCTAGGTATAGGGGTGCTAGGATGGCATTCTTTTCTACAATCTAAGATGATTCCATTCGAATCAATGAAAGCTAAGTTCTTAAATACTGAAATTCATAAAGTAATACAAGAAAAATCTCAATATGCTACAGAACAATTAGCTGAGGTTTATGGTGAGCCGCCTCTACTGAAAGGGTACGGCAAGAGGAATGTCACCACAATGGCGATTGCTCCCACGACCTCCAGTTCATTCATTTTAGGGCAAGTGTCTCCAAGCATCGAGCCATTAAATAGTAATTATTTTGTAAAAGATCTAGCTAAAGGCAAATTTACATATAAGAATCCATACCTAGAATCACTACTTGAAGAGAAAGAAAAAAATACTCCAGAGATATGGAAAAGCATTCTAGTTAAAGGGGGCACGGTTGAGCATTTGAAGTTCTTGTCAGACGAAGAGAAAACTGTGTTTAAAACGTTTGGCGAAATTAGTCAAAAAGAAGTTTTAATTCAAGCTGCCCAACGTCAAAAGTTTATTGATCAATCCCAGAGCTTAAATATCATGGTTCATCCTAAGTCTTCTCCAAAAGATGTCAGCCAACTTATGATTTTTGCTTGGGAGCAGGGAATTAAAAGCTTATATTACCAAAGAGGGACTAATCCGTCACAAGAATTGAGCAGAAATTTATTAGAATGTGAATCTTGCTCTGGTTAAGTGTAAATAACTTATATGGAGCTAGATTTTTCAGATCAAATTAAAAGTAACTCAAGTCTTTGGGAAAACATTCGCAAAAAGAAAGAGCGAATCAAACGAGGTTCTAAAGAAAAAATGCGCAAAGTTGGAGATAAAGGCGCTCCAACAAAAGAACAAATACAAAGGGCCAAAGGAGAAAAGTCTGATTTTACTAAAAAAGACTTTAAACCACATATGATGTATGACCCAAAAACAGGCAAAGGCTATGAAGCAAAAACCTATGAGGATCATTTAAAAATGAAAGAGATGGGCTATACCCATGAAAAGCTAAATAAAAAAGTGTAAATTCATGTATGCCAGCAGGAACACAAGATTTAAGTATCGAGAAAAGAGCTAGTTTTTCTATAACTCTAACACTAAAAAATTCAGACGGCTCTGCTTTTAATTTAAGTGGCGCTTCTTTAGCGTCTCAAATTAGAGTAGATAGTAACAATAAATTACAGGCAGATTTTACAACAGGACTCATTGGAGATCCTGCAAATGGTATCGCTACACTTTCTTTGTCAAAAGATCAAACTTCGGCCCTATCTATTTCTCCAAGCTCTTATGACTTTTTTGTCGATAATGCTGACGGCTCATCTAAAAAATTATTAAGAGGATCTGTAACAATTATTGATAACAAGACAGCATGAGCATATCTGTAACAATTTCTGGAGAAGATTCTATTTCGGTAGTATCTTCTACGCCCCTTGCTAATACACTTGAAATATCCAGCAATGTTGTTTTAAATAGTTTAAATGTAGCTACAGGAGTTTTAAATACAGCTACAGGAGCTTTGAGAGAGGATATTTCTAGCGTTAGCGGATTGATAACCTCTAATGATTCTGATATCTCTTCCCTTCAAACTAGTACTGGCTTACTATCAGTAGCTACTGGAAACCTGGACGCAAAAATCATTACAGTTAGTGGGTTAATAAATTCCAACGATTCAGAGATAACTGCTTTAAATAGCGCAACAGGCGTTTTGAATACAAACGTCATAGGACTACAAACTGCGACTGGTAGCCTAAAGTCAGATATATCATCGAACGACACAGACATTTCTGCCCTACAAACTGCGACTGGTCTTATTTTAAGTTCTGGTGAAATTAATACTAACATTAATACCGCAATCGCTAATTTGGTAGATTCAGCACCAGGTACACTTAACACGCTTAATGAACTGGCTGCAGCTTTAGGCGATGATCAGAATTATGCTGTAACTACAGCCTCGGGTATCGGAGCTCTTTCTGCGGCAACTGGAGTTTTAAATACAAATGTTTTAGGATTGCAAACTGCAACTGGCAGTTTAAAGTCTGACATATCATCGAATGATTCTGATATTTTATCCCTACAAGTGGTAAGTGGTTCTTTTGCTCGAACTGGTTCGAGTACTTTTGGCTCTTTAAATGTTACAGGTAATGTTGGTATAGGAACTACATCGCCTGAAGTAGATTTACATGTCTTTGGCAAGATGATAGTTGAAGATGGGGACGACAATTCGGGTTTAAGCGTAAATACTTCGACTCACACATATAAACTAGGCGATATTAATAGTGCATTCGCTGGCGCACATTTATCAATAGCATC